GAAATTTCTTTTTATACATGTCTAACTTCATGTCAGGTGGTATAGGATCGTCTTTACCAAAACTGCGTGATACTATAAAAAATGGTTGTGCTCCTGTATTCTCTGCTTGATGAATTACAGCAGTCACAAGTGCGTCATGACCAGTATGCCCCATGCCACGACCCCAACCTAACACAGCCTTTTTATTTGTGTTTACTGCTTCTCTTACGGCGCTTGCTTTAGGACTCCAAGTTGGTTGATCAACTACTTTAATAAATTGTCCAGGTATATCGTATTTAAATTTACGTCCTGGGTGTGCCTGTGCATACCCTTCTGGTTTCGTTTGTTTGACTCCGCCATGTGATTGTTGACTTAATCGTTTTATTAACTCAGTTTTTTGTTTAGTGATTGCTTCAATTGCTCCCAATGTTGCGATCATTCCTTGCCTATCAGCAAGCATCATTTCCGCTTTTTTAGAACTTAGATTTGTTTCAGCCCAAGCAGGAAAATTATTTGCTAATCCTGTGGTACGCAAGTGTTTATTTAAATAAGTATACAATTCAGAAGCAGGGTTACTTAATCCTGGTTTAGGTTCTAGATACTTGTCAATTTTAGATGCATGAGTTTGTATAAAGTTTTCTACGTTGTCAAGCATTTTTGTATTAATTTTAACAGGCTCTTGTACAAATGTAGTTCCTTGTACTAACACATCAGGAGTACTTAAACTTGATGCATCAGCAAATCTTGTCTCATCACTTGAACCTATTGTTGAATAATAACCAGTCGCTGCTACTCCAACTTTTGCTCTAGATATTTTCTTTCCTAATTCACTATCAACAGGTATATGAAATTGTGTTATGTTAGGTTGAAAATCATATGTGTTTGTTTCTTTGTTTAACACAGGCATAGCAGATTGCCCATCTGGTTTAGTACCGGGATAAAACAACAAACCACCTTCAATAAATCCTTGTTTGGGACTTATCTTTTCAAAATAAGGCCATAACATAGCAAATTGTTTAGCGAATTTAGCACGTTCTTTTGAATCGCTACTACCTGTACCCATGATAAATTTTGCAACATCTTGTGGTGATTTAGTTAATGTAGGGGCTCCGCTTGACGTTTGTGTTTGACCGCGCTTTAAATAAGCCCATGCATTTTTTGGTATCATCATGAAATTACCTTTTTCATCACGACCCCAATATACTACAGGCATACCGTCCCATTTTAATTCTAAACTGCCACCTGATGTTGCCATATCACGTAAACGTTCTACTGCATGAAGTCCGCCATGACTACCATGACTTAATATCAAATCTTCAATATGTTGATACTTACGACCTACATCTGCTGCTTCATTTATCTGTTGCGAGAAATACTTGCTTTTAATCATGTTTAATTTATCAGGATATTTTGCAAGTGCCTTCAGCATCTTTGACGGATTGCCCATGTCATCTGCTTTGGCAGTTGGTCCAATAATTATTTTGGCAATTTTGTCTTTATCATTAGCAACTAATTCTTTTGTTTCACGATCTAATAAACCTTTATAAGGACTCATCATTAAACTCTGATGTCCTGGCAGGCTAGACATATTGGCGAGGTCTGCCCACATAGCATGTAATGTACCGCCCTTCATCGTTGGATCAGTGTAGTCATGTGTATGTAATGGCTGTGCTGCTTTAGCATTTTCTACACCCATTAAATCTACTTGTACGATATCTTTACCTGCCCCAGTAGGTATACCTACATGTACACTCACGCCGGTACGTGCGGCTTGAAGTCCTTTGCTTTTAAAATAATCTTCTAATGCCTTGCGACTTAACTTTAATTCTTTAGCAGGAAATGCTTTCATTAACTCTTCTGCGTCAATTAATGCGTCTATGTCACTGCTAACTTCCTTTTTTCCTGCGCTACCAATAGGATATAGATTTAATCCTTTAGGTAGTATCTTTTGTAGATTTTTGATGGCGGTTGGAAAATCAGCCTTGTTTATGGGCTTTGCTCCGGATATTACATTACCACCTTCAAGCAAAATCATATCAGTAACTCATTTTAATAAAATTAACAATACCTTGTTGAAAATCTTCAATTTTCGCTCTCATGTAAACAAAATTTCCGTCTATATTAGTATACATGCTTAAATTTGCGTTAGCACTATTATCTAATCTATAGACCTCAAAATATTCATTTGTTAGTTTGTTGGCTGATAGTGTAGCCTCAATGACTAAATTTCCTGTAAAGTTTGTAGTTTTTAAATTAATAGTTTGCAGGTCTTGATTACCTAAATAATACGCAGCAGCAGGTTCTGCATTACCAGTTAGTGAATAAATCTGTGCTGTACCGCCACCGTCATAGGTAGTTTGTGGAAATAATATTAATGTTGTCTGCTGGCTCATTAGGGTTTCACCACCTCAACAACAATACCGTCACCGACAAGTTCTTGTGCAACTTGTTCTAATGCTTGTTGGACATCTGGCCCGGCTATAGATGCTTGATCTTTTTCTGCATCTTTTACGATTTTGCTAAATTTAATTAGGACTACGTCCTCTAGGATCTTAGCCATAAATACTCCATTTTATTAGAGTATTTATCTGTTTTACGGGCGTTTATCTAAACTAAATGTTTTACCCACCATATTAGGGAACAACATATGAAGTATAGAAACCATACTCTCGTCATTATAATCTACGTAAAAACTGCTATGAAGGTATATAAATTTACTGTAGTTTCTTCTACGATTATGGGCTAATGACTGCAATCCGCGACTTACATTTGCGTTTGGATACCTGCTACAAAACTCTATAATGTTACTGAAAAAATCTTCAGGGCAGCGTTTTCCTTTAAAAAAGGTTCTATATTTAAATTTAGGACTTTTTGAAAAATATAAAGTATCTGACTTATAAACCTCTGCTTCAAAGTAGGATGTGTGTTTATCAATACTCTTTAAGGTATCTAACAACGAAATATCATTACTGAAAAAACTTACTGTATCCCCTTGAATGCGTAACATACATTTGTCTTTACTTACACTATTACGCCATGTTATAAACTGGCTTACTTGGTCTAAGTTGACCTCGTCCCAATACTCTTTCCAATCATCTTCAATTACACGTATACCATAGCGTAGTTTGTTATCTCTAAACTTTTCCATACGAATAATAAATGTTTCCAAATCGGGAGTGTAATAAGTGTATGCTGCGCCCTGTATGGTGCACATGGCCTTGTACTTAAATTTATTGAAGTAAAGTTTATTCTTTACTTCAATTTTTATATTATTCAACATAATAGTTAATATTATCCTTCAACTTGGATAATACCATCTTCTCCGATTACAGCACTTGCTTTCTGTGATACATTAAAAATAATAGTATCATTCTCAAGCAAAGCCATGATGCTTGCATTATTAATCTTTTCAAAGAGAATTTTCTTTGATAAAGGAACACGAATTAATTCGTCAATCTTACGTGCTAAGGGGCGGGCACCCATCTTAGTATCGTACCCTTTACTTGCAAGATATTCTACAACAGGCTCACTTAAGTTTAGAGTGATGTTATGTTTTTCTAATAGTGATTTCTTAACATCTTCAGTAAACTTGACAACAATCTTTTTAATTGACAGCATGTCTAACTTCTTAAACTTGCAAATCTTGTCTAGACGGTTTCTAAATTCAGGCTTAAAGAATTCTTTAAATGCCTTGTCATCTTCACCGATCTTTTGTAAATCGCCGAAACCGATATTATTTCTTTCACCGTCAGCACTACCCAAATTGCTGGTTAATATAATAACACAGTTTTTACAACTTACTTGTTTGCCGTTGCTACCAGTAATACGTCCCTCATCAAGAATCTGTAGGAAGATATTGAAGATATCTGGATGAGCCTTTTCAACTTCGTCAAACAGCAAAATAGCATGAGCATTTTTACTAAGATCGCTAATCAATCGTCCACCTTGTACTTGACTATCGCTGAAGCCAACATAACCTGGAGGAGGACCAATTAGTGAACTGACTGTATGCTTTTCGCTATATTCACTCATGTCGTACTTAAGTAATGGCATCTCAAGATTTTTACTCAAGAGTTTAGCCATTTCAGTCTTACCAGTACCTGTAGGACCTAAGAACAAGAAACTTGCGATAGGCTTAGTTTCATTATTGATACCTGCAAAAGATACATAAATTCTATCAAGAACTTCATTGACAGCATGATCCTGTCCATAAAGTTTACTTTTGACATTGATTTCTAGGTTTGTAATCTTATCTAGATTATCACCCTTTAACTTATCTGCTGGTACTCCTGTAAACTTTTCTACCTGTTCAAAAATAAGTTCTTTAGTAATATCAGCCCCTGTATTTTCTAATACTCTTTGTTTTGCACAAGCAGCATCAAGTAAATCAATACTTTTATCTGGATTCTTTCTATCACTGATATATCTGTCTGCCATTTCTACTGAAGCAGTAATAGCCTCTTCACTAATTACTACGTCATGGAAATCATTAAGTCTTGTGCTTAGACCACGCAAAATTCTAATAGTAGTATCTGTAGAAGGTTCATCAACTGATACCCTATAGAATCTACGCATCAATGCACGGTCCTTTTCAAAACTTTCGTAGAAATCTTCCCAAGTAGTTGAAGCAATAACCTTGAGTGTACCCTTAGTAATTGCAGGCTTAATCATGTTAGCAAAGTCAACGCTGCCATTAGTGCTACTACCAGCACTTTGCATCATATGTGCTTCATCAATAAAAAGAATTGACTTCTTTTTAGTATTAAGTGCTTCAAGTACCTGCTTAACCTTTTCTTCAAAGTCACCGCGATAGCGCGAGCCTGCTAGCAAACTTCCAATTTCTAGACTATACAATTCATGACCCTGCAAAAATTTAGGTACTTCATCGTTTACAATGGCACGTGCAATACCTTCTGCGATAGCAGTCTTACCAACGCCCGGATCACCGACCATCAATACGTTTGATTTAAAACGTTTAGCGAGGACATTGATGATGTCATCAATCTCTTTATGACGACCGATAACAGGTTCAATCTTGTCCTGTCTTGCAAGAGTAGTAAGGTTTGTAGTATATTCCTCAAGGATTTCATCAGCCTGAGTTTCAGTTAAATTAGTAGCAAACTCTCCGCCCTTATAGTGCTTTTGCCAATGTGCCAGAAATTCTTGCTTATGAACGCCATACTTCAACAAGAAATAATGAGCATGGCTATTACCTTCAGCAATAATACTTAAATATAAATCAATGGTAGTGACTTGACGACGACCAGTAAATAATACCTGGGTAACACTACGGTTCATTACACGCTCAAGACTGTTTGTCTTTTTCGGCGCAGTTTCTTCTTTATTTTGGATAGCCTTTAGACTTACAATATAAGCCTGAATTTCGCTTATCATCATGTCAACTTCACATCCAAAACTGTTCAGACACTTTTTGAATGGTTGGTAAGAAACTAGTGATAGTAGTAAATGTTCTACAGTTACATACTGATGCTTATGCTCTTTGGCGATAGCAATAGATTGTTCAATAATGTTTTCAATTTCTGGTGAGTTATTCATAAGCCTCTCTTTAAATATTTATTTTTGCTGATTACGTAATATACTTGCAACTATATCATCACTTATATTATCAGGTATATATGGTTTAATCAAGATGTATTGGTCTCCATATCTGTCAGTATTTGGTATGGGCATTCCCTTACCCGATAGTTTTACTTGCATATAAGGTTGAGTTTTAGGTTTGATAGATACCTGCAATTCTTTTCCGTCTATTGATGTAAATGAAATAGTAGTTCCCACTATTAAATCCAATACACTAATTGATTGGTTACAAAACAAATCATTGTCCTGTCTTGTAAATTTTAAATCGGGTAATACCATAAATTCAACTAATAAAATGGTATGCTCAATTATGTTGTTATATCGTAATTGATCATGTGATTTTATTCCTCTAGGAACATTTACCTCTAAAATCTTTTTTCCTGCGGGAGTGTTTAATTCAAGTACTTTTGTAGTACCGTTATATGCTTCCAACAAACTAACATTAATAGTAGTGCGTAACATTTGGTTGTGCTGTCTACGCATATTAGGATGTTGTTGCCCAAACATCTGACTAAAAAGGTCATTTAAATCCATGCCCTGTACGTTCCAATGAAAGTTTCCCGGACCATTATGAAAACCTTGCGGCTGTGGATTATCGTAAATTGATCTTTTTTGCGGATCGCTTAATGTGTCGTAGGCTGTTTGTATTTCTTGAAATTTATTGGTGTCACCGCCCTTGTCAGGGTGATGCTGACTTGCTAGTTTACGGTAGGCTTTTTTTATCTCTTCAGGAGTTGCATTTTTTGCAACACCTAACACGGCATAATGATCCATGCTTAATTATATAAATTTTATCGTTTTAAGTCAACCAATATTATCTTGTTTTGGCGTCACTTGAAATTTGCCTGCAAATTTTTCAAGACCGGTAAATCCTAAACCTGAAATTACTATCCACATCATACTATCAAATATGGCTTGTGTAATTTGGTAGTTTGTAAATAAGTCTACAAAAAATCCTATCATACAGCAAATGAATGCTAATAATGCGATTACACGTTTACTTGATAATGCCGAAATATCATCACTATCTGCTAGCATAGTTTTTAAATTTTGCATGAAGTTCATACTATAAACCTGCACTACTTATAAATTTTCTAATTTCTTCGTCTATATTATCTTTATTATAAACATTTTTATTAGGCAACCCGGCTATTTCTCTAAAGTCATTTAGTTCTTGGTCTGAGTCTTTTTCTTCTGCGTTTTTAATATCATAA